TCGGTGGCGGCAATTCAATGTCAGTCAATGGATTCTGGCAGTCAAATTACCAGTACTACATGACGGGTATCATCCCGGCAGACCCACACCTGATCGATACATCCACGTTGTCGCTGTTCTATCGTGACATCTATCTGTTCGATAACACAGCAGGTTCGTCTGTAGACATCCAGTCGCACTTCCCATTTTCGGATTGGGAGTTACGAGGTCTGGAAGAGAAGGAACTGAGCTACTACGAAGAGGCACTAGACCGCCTGAATCTACGCCAGATGATGCCGCTGATTTCAACGGCTCACCTGACCGACGGGTTCTTTTGCGGGTCTCTCGTGTTCGATCCGCGCTCGAAACAGTTCATGGATACGCTGCTCCACGATGCGTTGTCTTGTGCTGTGATCCCCTCGCCTTTCTGGGGTATCGATCCGACAATCAACGTGCGTGTGGGCCAGGCAACGCAGCAGTTCATGCACGACACGTCAGAGTACGCGCGCCGGTATCTCGATTCGATGCCTCCGCAGTTTATCGACATGCTGAAGTCCGGAGCATTTACTCTTGACCCGGTGACAACTCTGTTCGTTCCGCGTCGTTCCACAACCGACCGCGCATACACGTCATATCTGCATCGGATTCTTCCGATGTACCTGATTGAAAAGACGCTGTTCCGTGGAACGCTGGTTGAAGCGCAACGCCGTCAACGTGCGATGACTCACGTGACAGCCGGTGACGAGAATTGGACGCCGACCGGCGAAGAGTTGAACGCGATAGTTTCACAGTTCCAGCAAGCAGAATTCGACCCGCTAGGTGGTTGGGTATCGACGCGTAGCGCGGTGACGGCCCAAGATATCCGACCGGGCGGAGACTTCTGGAAGTGGACGGACATGGCTGATGTGCTGGTCCCCTACAAGCTTCGCGCTCTGGGCATCAGCGAATCGTTCCTCTCAGGCGAATCCTCGTATGCAGCGGCAGAGTCTGCGTATTCGACGTTCCTCGAATCGATGAACAGCTACCGCGCCGACCTCACAGACCGCGTGTTCTATTCAAAGCTGTTCCCGCTGATTGCAGTTGTGAACGATCTTTACATCGACCCACGCAACCGCGCAAAGAGCGGCAAGATCATTGACTTCCTGTTCAACAAGGCCAATCGCTCAAACCTCAAGATGCCGCAGCTTCACTGGCATAAGGAGCTTGAAGCGAAGGGCGAAGAGAACATGATGGAACTGCTCGAAATGGCTTCGGAAAAAGGTGTGCCGATCCCGCTCAAGATGTGGATGGCTGCAGCCAAGATCGATCCGGACGCGCTGGTTCGCGACCTGGACGAAGACCAGTTGTTGCGTAAGAAGCTGGAGAAGTTCACGGGTAAGGATACATCGCACGAAGGCGAAGACGATCATTTCTCGCATGAGTTCGATGATCATGGCGGCGACGGCGAGCGCGAAATTGATAACGCTCAGGAGCCGGAACTGTCTGCACTGATCGAGCGCACAAACCAGCCTAGCTCAATGAGCGCCAATCTCATGCAGCAACGTGGCTATCGCAAGCCCCTGCTGTCGCGCGACTTCGGAGACTCAGGCGATGCTTGGGCCCTGACGAAGACCGGCCAGATTCGACATATTCCGTCCATCGCAACAGCCGACCGTCGTAACCGTACACACGATCAGATTCTGAAGATCGCGAAACGTGTGGACGAGGATGAGAACTACAGAGAGAAATTGCGCAAGGCCAACTTGCAGAAGCTTGGCCGTTCCACGCTTCCGGGCTTCGGGAACTACAGATAATGTACAGCTTCCTTCTAAAGAAAACTGATGAAAGCTTCGAGTGGTTTACGTACAGTGGCCGCACGATGAAGATAACAGCCAGCGTTACTTTGGAGAAAGGTGTGAGGTTTGGAGTACGTCAGTCTTCAGACCCGGACATGGTGCGTTTCACACTTGCATCAAATGACCGAGTTTTTCTCGTACCTCTAGAGAAAGCGCGGTCGATAGCGAAGGGGTTAAAGAGATGAAGAAGCCACGCATTGCTTATATGGGCGTGCAATATTCGGATTACACGCCAGCCGTTGAAGGTCAGATGTTGCGAGACTGTTTGACACTCATGGCACACGCTCGCAACAGATATTCCGAACTCGTGATCGTTGGATTCGACAGTCAGCCACAGCGGATGCTTTCGGGATTGGGTCTGACGCTGCTTACGAAGCCAGAACTCGCGAAAGACTGGATCACATACAGGACGCGCGAAGACTGGCCGGAAGAGCCAGAGAATACGCGAACACTGGTGCAGCGTGATCTATTCGTGCCCACAGCCGACCCTAAGATGATGGTGATGGATGACCTGAAAAACAAAGGCTACTACCTGCCACCTCAGGGCCGTCTGTCACCCGACACAATTTCACTGCTGCGCCCTGCCCCTAACGGTGAACATATTAGCCGCTCTGTTCAGTAATGAATAGTTGAAACATCCTGAATTGCTGGAAACCCCTAAAGCTATACACGCTACAACATGGGCATGAAATAGAGCCGAGTGTAAATTGCGTAAAAAGTGTATAGATGATATCCTTTATAAGCGGATGGAAATGGGCAATCAGCAGCCAAGCTCCGAAAAGGAGAAGGTTCAACGACTAGCCGTAAGGCGTAGCATCAAGCGATGCGAAGTGGGATGCCCCTGAAAAGGGTGAAGATATAGTCTGATCTGCATGGAAACATGCAGCCGTTAAGCGGCTGGCGTTTGTAGCGAAGCGTCAGGAACAAATTGTACGTTCCAATGGACCCCGCACTATTAATGATCTGGGGACCTTAATCGGGGGTCTGAGATGTTTTACGTGTATGCGCTACTTGATCCGAGGAAGCCTGGAAAGTTTAGGTATTCAATCGGAAATGGTAAATGGGCAACGTTTGACTACGAACCTTTCTATATTGGAAAGGGAAAAGGAAATCGGATGCGCGTACATGTTCCCACTGCACTTCTGGGAATCGAGCAGACTTTTAAAGCGCGGCGTATCCGTCGAATCCATGCGCAAGGTCTGGCTGTAATCGAAAAGAAATCTAAACGTGTCTTTGACGAGCGGACGGCCTTCGAACTCGAAAGCCTGCTGATCGCATCTATTGGCCGCTATGACTTGGGACGCGGGCCGCTATGCAATCTGACGGATGGTGGTGACGGTGCGCCGAACCTCTCGCCCCAAGTGCGAGCACGCATGTCCGAATCAAGCCGCGCATGGTGGGAGTCCCTGACCGCTGCACAGCGCATTCTTAAGATGGCGCAATACGCCGACTGGTGGGATCGGCTCGGAGACGACGGACGCGCCGCATTCGCCACACGAAAACGTGCCGACTCGAATTCGTATATCTCCAGAATGGGCGACGCTGAATATTTTGTCTACACCCAGAGTATCGGGCGACGGATGAAAAACTGGTGGCACTCCATGACCCCGGAAAAGCGTAAAAACTATCTTGATATTCAGTCGCACGTTCAAACAGAGCGATGGGCAACTATTCCGGAAAATAAGCGAAAAGCTATCGGGGCAAAAGTCCAAAGCACAATTAATGAAACTTGGACTGAGTGCCGTTATGCATTGCGTACCCTGCGCAAACGCGAGAGCGCTAAAGAGTGGTATGGGTCATTGACGGATGAACAGCGGCTTGAAATGAAAAGAAAACAGGATGAGGCTAAACGCAGCTATCCTGTCAAAACCTGTCCCCACTGTGGAACACAGGGTAAAGGTGGAAATATGCGGCGCTATCATTTCGATAGCTGCAAGAGCAAGCCCGCTAACTAATCCCCCAATTTGATAGTAACTCGAACATGTGCATGCAGGCGGCTTTGAGCAAGAGCCACAGTTTTCCGAAAGGGAAGGGGACCTGCATGTAACTGGATCAAAGGTGGCGCTAAGACCTTCGAGGGTTTGCCACCTTCTTTTTGCCCTAACGCACAGACAGGCGTTAGAGGTTCAAATGCCTGTCATTCAGTGTTAGAGGCACACCTTTGTTTAAAGGTTTGTTTCTATGTCCACTATTCCCGGTCTTTCTTCTCTCACATCGGCTGCAAACGCGTACACAGGGGCCATTTCTGGTCTCGGTACTTTAACGAGTTCAAGCTCTGTGCTTTCAGCACCAGGCACGGTCGCTCAGGTTTCGGCAACCAACGGTATCGCGCCCGGTAACGATCTGGCAGGTGCTCAGGCACGCTCTGATCCGATGCTCGCCTATACCTGGTATGCACAGATGCCTGTGATCACTCCGGGGTCTACACAAATTTCGTCAGGGGCTAGCGCTAGCTCGATACTCTCAAGTGTTGCCGCGAATCTCGTCACCAATCTTGCGTCACCCGTGATTGGTTCAATCTTCACGTCCAATTCGCAGCAGCTTCCGTGGTATTACGTCGAACAGGCAACGTTGCCATTTCGCACGTTCGAGACTCAACACATTTTTCGTGAAGGGCGTCCGCGCTCGTACCCGACAAAGTATTCAGTAGGTACCCTTCGATTGGGTATCTACGCAGATTCGACAAACATCGCTCTGCAGTATCTACAGACGTGGAACAACGCGATTATCACGCCCTTCTCTTCTAGCACATCCTCAACGATGGGCGGTGGATGGGGTAGGCCTTCTGACTACAAGTTCCCGATCTTCATCTATCTGGTGGACGTGACGTCGAACACCTTAGCCCTGGTCGAATACACCGAGTGCTGGCCCTCCAGTATCGAAGCGTACTCGATGGAGTCGGGTAATAGCAACCGAATCATCAATCAGGTGACCTTCGAGGTTGGGGATGTGTTTGTCAACCTGGTAGGCGGTGGTTCCCTCCTTGCCGGATCACTGCTCGGAAGCTCAGTGAACAACGCGATAACCGCAACCATCGGCGCGTTTGGCGGCGGCCCCGTAAGCACTGCTGCTTCCAGTTTCCTTTAAATCTTGCTCATAAATAAATGGAGTGAACATGTCTGATGACAAGACAGAGTTTATGGCATTCCCGCAAGCAAAGCGAGATGCCATGGCCCGTGCCCAAGAGGAACGGATGAAGAGTGTCGCGCACTTCCCGAAGCCTGTATCCAAGGTTCCAGGGTATTCGAATATCCCGATGATGCAGCCGGTACCCGATCAGGGAGCACAACGCCCAGGGCCACAGCAGCGGCCTGGAGTTCAGGTTCATGCACAGAACCTGGATCAGATGGCAGCGGCTCATCAACAACGAGCAACAGCAGCAGCCCAACAAACAAAAGGCCCTAGCCCAATGGTTCAGCACCATGTATCGAAGCCTCCGCAACAACCGCAAATGCGGCCTGCGGCTCAGGCAGTGCAGCAACGTGCCCAAGTTCCACAGCCCGATATATCGACGCAACGCTCTGACGAGTTCGCATGGATTCAGCAGTCGATGCAGGCGCGCGAAACGGCACCTGATACACAGCATCAGGTAGCGAATATGATGCCCGGATTCCAGACGCCTGTGGCCGATGGCTCAGCGTTCAGTCTGGGGCTCCCCTCCCGCTTCGCATTCTATGGCTTCAAGGATGTATACGTGAAGCCGTTCCTGGCAAAGCACATAGCGAAGCTTCAGAAGGCGCACCGCGAGCAATCGCTGCAGCCGGTAGTCGAAGCCGTGTCCTCTGTCATGTACACGTCCGATCCCGCGTGGGACGGTGTGCCCTTGGCATTTGAACTGACGCTGCCTGATTTCTATTTCGTGCTGTTCTGGC